ACACGAACGATCTACGACTGAAAGAGATCGCAACGGGCGACGAATCAGGCACTTGGGGCACAAGCACCAACACCAACCTGTCCCTGATTGCTGACGCGTTCAGCCTCGGCACCAAGCAGATGGCCGCGGACGCCGATGAGACGTTCACGATGCCTGACGCTACGGCGGACGGCACCCGCTCACTGTACTTGAAGATTACTTCGGCGGGTTCGTTAACAGCTACTCGCACTGTGACCCTTGCACCGAATACGGTGTCCAAGGTCTGGATCATAGAGAACGCCACCACCGGCAGTCAGTCGATTACGATTGCACAAGGCTCGGGCGGTACGGTAACTGTAGCTACAGGTACAAGAGCTATCGTCGTCACTGACGGCGCAGGCGCAGGCGCAGCGGTCACGCTGGCAAACCCCACGGTTAGCTTGGCTACTGGAGTTACGGGCACGCTGCCAATCGCTAATGGCGGTACAGGCACAACATCAACCACGTTCGTAAACCTTGCCACAAATGTCACCGGCACTCTCCCAGTCGCCAACGGCGGCACCGGAGCGACTACGCTCACTGCCAACAACGTCATCCTCGGCAACGGCACAAGCGCAGTTCAGTTTGTAGCACCGGGCAGCAGCGGTAACGTCCTGACCTCGAATGGTACTACATGGCAGTCAACAACCCCGGCAGCGACTGGAGCCTCCAAGGGCCAAGCTATCGCTTTTGCAATGATCTTTGGTCTGTAAGGAGGAACTTCCGTGGCCAATCCCAACATAGTCAACGTCGCCGCAATCTACGGCAACAACAGCAGCACCTCGCTGTCTACTACCAACGCAACCGCCATCGTGAACAACCCTGCGTCTAGCGGAAAGGTGTTTAAGGTCAACATGATTACGGTTGCCAACGTGGACGGCACGAATGCGGCTGACATCACGGTTAGCAAGTATAGCCAAGACGACCTTGGTGGTACGGCTTACCAGATTGTTTCCACTGTCTCGGTTCCTGCGGACGCCACACTGATCGTGCTGGACAAGACGACTTCCCTGTACCTGAAGGAAGATGAGTCCATCGGTGCCACAGCAGGCACTGCTAGCGATCTGGTGGTCACGGCGAGCTGGGAAGAAATCAACGCATAAGGAGGCGTTATGTCGCTCCGTCCTCCTGCTGGATTCATCCGGCCCGGATACGACCCGCTCAAGAACCCTAATGCCCCCACGGGAGTGAGTGCGACAGCGGGGGATGCATCTGCGTCTGTTGCCTTCACAGCTCCTGCAAACGTGGGCGGCTCTGCCATCTCGGCGTACTACGCTGTCTCCAATCCCGATCAGATCACAGGTACGGGTGCCTCATCTCCTGTCTCGGTCACAGGATTGACCAACGGCACGAGCTACACCTTCAGCGTGTGGGCATTGAACAGCTACGGCCCTTCTGGTTATAGCGGGGCGAGTGGGAGTGTGACGCCATCTTTTCAGCGGGCTCTTTTTGCTGGGGCGGGAGACCTTTCTGGTTCTTACGTAAACACAATTCAATACGTAAGTATCGTTTCCACCGGAAACGCGCTTGATTTTGGCGATCTTGTTGGTTCCACACCGTTTGGTGCCGCCGGAAATGCTTCTTCTACAAGAGGTCTTGTCGCCCCCGGATCAACTTCCAACACGATTGTGTATGTCACCTTGGCCACAACGGGCAATGCTACAGATTTCGGGGACATGACAATCGGCAGAGGAATTCTGGGTGCCTGCGCCACTGAAACTAGGCTGACCTTTGGGGCTGGCAAAGGGCTCGGCGCAAACGACCCCACCAATGTTATTGATTACGTCACCATTGCTTCTGCCGGCAATGCTACAGATTTTGGGGATTTGACCATTGCAAGATATTGCCGTGCGGCATTCCAATCTACCACAAGAGGCGTTTATTGCGGGGGCAACTTCAATTTTGATCCTTATGTAACCAATGTGATTGACTACATTACAATCGCTTCAACGGGCAATGCGGTTGATTTTGGTGACGTAACCCTCCCAACGGACAGCACGTATCTCACGGGGTGCTCTTCAACAACAAGAGGCATTCTTGGCTCTAACAACAACGGTGAAAACGTCATTTCATACGTTACGATTGCTTCTGGTGGGAACACAAATGATTTTGGAGACCTAACGGTTGCTCGTCGCCAAGCTGCATCTGCTTCAGGAAAGACTCGTGCGCTTTTCGCTGGGGGCAATGTAGGAGGGGCAACCGCTTCTAACGTCATAGATTACATAACAATTGCCTCTACCGGCAATGCCACAGATTTTGGCGACATGATAGATTCTCCTTACACCAGTTTCGGATGTGGTTTCTCATCCGCCCACGGAGGACTTGCATAATGCCATCTTACAGCGGTGTATGGAGTCTCCCAGCGGTGTATCAGGCTGTGGGGTCGGGTAATTGGCCTGACGCCAGAGCAATCCCGGTAGAAGTAATGATTGTAGCCGGTGGCGGATCAGGTGGCACTGGAACCTATCACGGAGCAGGCGGCGGTGCGGGTGGATATAGATTCTTGAGTGTCTCTGCTCAAACAGGGTCGGCACTAACCGTTACCGTAGGAGCAGGCGGCAGCGGGGACAGTGTAACCGGCAGCAACTCAGTATTTAGCTCATATACTTCAGCGGGCGGCGGCGGTGCAGGCGCGTATCTTGTGGCCGCTAAGAACGGCGGGTCAGGTGGTGGTGGCGCTCGGGGAGCAACCGCAGGAGGGCTTGGGAACACGCCGTCAACGTCTCCCTCTCAAGGCAATAATGGTGGGACAGGTACAGACAGCGGCCCCAATTATGGCGCGGGCGGTGGCGGCGGTGCCGCAGCGGTTGGTGGAAATGGCACGACAACGGCGGGTGGCGCGGGAGGTTCTGGGTCTAGTTCACAAAGCGCGTTTCTTTCTGCGGCAAGTGCCGGTGTGAATGTGAGCGGTACTCGATATATTGCTGGAGGCGGTGGTGGGGGTACGTATGATAACACCGCAGGGGGCGCAGGAGGCGCGGGTGGAGGAGGAAAAGCAAATGATGCCTTGTCCGATAATGGAACCAGTGGAACCGCAAACACGGGAGGTGGTGGTGGCGGCCCCAAGAGCCACGTCAGTGCTACTCCGGGGAATGGTGGGTCGGGCATCGTAATCTTGCGTTACGCGGACACCTATCCGGCAGCGTCTGCCACAACAGGTTCACCAACAGCAATCACAACTGGCGGTTATCGGTACTACAAGTTTACGGGTTCTGGAACGATTACTCTGACCCTCTGAGGCGTAAATGGCGCATTTTGCACAACTAGATGACACCGGAACCGTGATTCAGGTAATCGTGGTTCACAACAATGAGTTGCTGGATAACGGCATTGAATCAGAAGCAAAAGGCATTGCGTTCTGTCATTCCCTGCTTGGCGGAACGTGGGTGCAGACGAGCTACAACGCCAACATACGCAAGAACTATGCAGGAATTGGCTGCACATACGATTCTGCGCGTGATGCTTTTATCCCGCCAAAGCCTTTCGCGTCATGGCTGTTGGATGAGGTAACCTGTAGATGGCAAGCCCCAGTACCGATGCCGGATGATGGAAAGCCTTACCTGTGGGATGAAGCCACAACGTCGTGGAAGGAGCTGCTGTAATGGCTATCAAAGACTGGAACGCGGGCATAATCAGACCCGTCCCTGTGGCTCCTGCTGGCCCCTATCAAGACGGCGCGGCAAAAGGCGTATGGACGCTCGACCAAGTTGCCTACTGGCAGAAACAAGGGCTGTGGCCGATTGCGGGGAATGTTGAACCAGTTGGACTGTTTGGGGGAGGCACCGCCTCCGGAAGCACCACATCAAACGTAATTGACAAGATAAACATCGCGTCTGCAAGTAATGCAACGGACTTCGGTGATTTGACTGCGGCAAATAATGCGTTAACAGCATGCGGGTCTTCTACTCGCGGAGTCTTTGGCGGTGGCTCAACTGGTGCTGGGGTTGTTAACACAATTCAGTACGTTACATTTTCTACATCTGGAAATGCCGCGTCCTTTGGTCAATTAAGTCAAGCAAGGTATGGTTTAGCTGCGGCATCTAACGCAGTAAGAGGTCTTTTTGCTGGGGGCAATACGGGCGCAGGCCTAAGCAATGTCATAGATTATGTGACCATTTCGTCTACGGGTAACGCTACGGACTTCGGAGACCTAACCAATACTCCGTATTATTTTGGAGGATGCGCATCGTCTACAAGGGCACTGTTTGGCGGAGGCTACGTCAGTGCGAACGTAAACGTGATTCAGTACGTCACCATCGCATCAACCGGAGACGCGACGGATTTTGGCGATCTTGCAATTAGTCCGAACACGGCAGGCAATAACAGTGCATGTGCGTCTGAAACACGAGCGTTGTTTTCTGGGTCTGCGTCTGGAAGCTCAAATACCATTCAATACGTCACTATTGCCTCAACAGGAAATTCAACCGATTTTGGCGACAGAACCATAAGCACTGAATTGTATGCTTCCCTTGCGTCAAGCACTCGTGGCGTGTTTGGAGGTGGGAGCGGAGTAACGAATGTTATTGATTATGTGACCATAGCAACTACTGGCAACGCTACGGATTTTGGAGATCTCACGGTTGCGCGTTCTGGTCTTGCCGGGTGCTCCTCCGCCGCCTCCGCTGTTCAGCCCACGCCGACGAGTGCTGCGATGGCGTTGTTCGGAGGGGGTAGAGCAACCACCAGCGCCAGCACCATACAAGCGGGTATTCAGTACATCAATATTGCCACGACGAGCAATGCGTACTTTTTCGGGGATTTGACAAGCAAACAGAGAATGCTTGGGGCATGTGCATCCAGCACCAGAGGTTTGTTTTTTGCTGGGACAGATGGAAGCTCAAACCTTAACATAATCAGTTATGTAACGATTGCTTCAATAGGAAATGCCACAGATTTTGGCGATCTCTTAACAACATCGACCGGTGTGGCGGGATGCTCTTCATCAACTCGTGGATTGTGCGGAGGCGGAGCAGGAGCAAACGGATCGAATGTCATTGAATACGTCACAATTGCTTCCGCTGGTAACGCAACTGATTTTGGCGATTTAACGGTAGCGCGAGGAGACCTAGGCGCGTGTGCGTCTACCACTAGAGGAGTTTTTGGAGGCGGCTACACCGCCCTCAGTGGGAGTTTTAACAACATTGATTACGTCACCATCGCTTCCGCTGGCAACGCAACTGATTTTGGTGATTTGGCTTCAGCAAAAGGATTTATTGCGGGTTGTTCATCAAGCACGAGAGGGCTGTTCGGTGGTACAACGGCTGGCGGCAATGTTATCGACTACATCACGATTGCTAGCGCGGGTAACGCTATTGACTTTGGAGATTTGACGGTTGGGCGGTACTCTCTGTCCGCTGCTTCGTCGTCTACCACCGGGGTGTTCGCCGGAGGCAACTCTGGCTCTATCTCGAATGTGATAGATTACGTCACAATTGCTTCCGCTGGTAACGCAACTGATTTTGGCGATTTGGCGTGCACTCTTTATGAGTTGGCCGGTTGCTCCAATGCTCACGGCGGCCTATAAATTTACCCACAACAAGAGAACCTTACATGTCACAAGACCTGATTATCCAAGACATCAAGAATACCCTCCCGGTCGCAAAGCCGGAGTACAACTTGATGCTGAAGAACATCCAAGACCGTATGCCTGCGGTGGTGCGCGACACCTCCAACTTCCACAAGTCGCACTCCCAGTTCATGCAGGTAACCTTGGACGTTACGGCCATCACGCCAATCAGGTCTATCAAGCACACGCTGGCAGAAATCGACCGCACCCGTGCTGCCTTGCAGGAAGCCTACATCAACGTGCGCAAGAAGCAGGTCGAACTAAAGAAGAAAGAACGCGACCTGATGAACGCTGCCGACCCGCTTGACCGCGAGATGCTGGAGGTTGAGGTACTGGAGTTGCAGACTCAGCTTGAAGGCACCCAGAACCATGTCAACGGCGCACTGCGCAAAATGAACTTCATGGTCAACCAGCACGCTCAGTTGCTGGAGAAGGTCGGCAAGAACGAGATCACCGAGGAAGACTACGAACTCGAAGAGTCCCGGTATCACATCATGACCTGTATGAAGCAGGCACTGAACGCTGCCCGTAGCCGCAACGGCATGATTGACGAAGGCAACCTGATCTACTTGTTTGACCTCGGTATCAACGCAGCACAGGCACAGGCAGAGGTGTACGCCTACCTGAACGCCGAGAACCAGCTCATCTCCAACGGTCAGGCTCCTACCCACGAGATGACCATGCGTTGGCTTGAGGCTTGTGCAGACAAGTGGGCAGACGACCCGGCCAAGTTTGCTGCGCGCCGTGGGTTCTCGGTATTCGACCGATCCAGCCTGACCAACTCCCCGACGCTGGAAGCTGCACCCGATCCCGATGCGGAGGCTGCGTGATGCACCTTGTTATCGGGACTCCCTGCTACGGCGGCATGATGTGTACTGAGTACACCCAGTCGCTGCTGGCTTTGAAAGAAGCCTGTATCCAGTACGGGATCAAGATGACCTGCGTGTTCCTTGGCAACGAGTCCCTTATTCAGCGAGGCCGGAACACAATCGCGCACCACTTCATGTCCATGCCGGATGCAACGCATCTGATGTTCATCGATGCAGACCAGAAGTTCGTTGCCAACGACATTGCCAAAATGATTAAGGCAGACAAGGGCATAATCGGCGGCCCGGTTCCTATGAAAGGGATCAACTGGGAGCGCGTGAGAAAGGGTGCCAACGACAACTACATCAACCTGTCCAAGCTGACGGGTATATTCAACGTCAACGAACTCCCCGGCCACAAGATGACCGACCCGAACAAGCCCTTCCAAGTGAAGCATATTGGTACAGGGTTCATGCTGATCCGCCGGGATGTCTTCGATATACTGAAGCCTCATGTGGGCTGGTACGAGAATGGCGGCAGCACAACAATGCCGGGCGAGAAGGTGTACGACTATTTCAAGGTACAGAACGTAGACCACGAGCTGTTGTCGGAGGACTACAACTTCTGCCACCTGTATCGGAAACATGGCGGTACTGTATGGGCAGCGCCGTGGTGTGAACTAGGGCATTTCGGTGCTTACTTATTTTCTGGGCAATATGCCGCGCAAGGAGTTGAACATGGCACATCAAGTGATCAAGTACAGACTGAACCAAGACGGCACAGTGCCTGAGTTTCTCTGCCTTCACCCCGAGGGTGTTGGTGGCGTTTTTGTGGTCGGTGACCCGTCTACGCCGTCTCCGCGTGACATGGTGATGATCGGTCTGACTGAAAACGGTTACGACACTGGGGACTTTGAAGTCATCCCCGACAAACCCGCACTGTGGCATTACCTGAGCACCGTGGGAGCAAACTGGACGCAGCCTGATCCGGCTAACCCAAACGACCCTGAAGCGACTGTGCCGTTTGACGCAGATGCTGCTGCCGAGTGGGTGTGGGGCCGACTTGACGCACTGAATGCTGCATAAGGAGTCGTCATGGACTATCAGGTTCTCTTTAACATCGCCGTGACCGTGGCAGCCTTTTTCGGCGGCTGGGTGCTCAATCGAATCTACACAGCAATCGACCGTCTGGACGACGATGTGCGCGACTTGCCAAAGGTCTACGTCAGCAAAGACGACTACCGCGAAGACTTGCGCGAGATCAAAGAGCTGCTGGGTGCGATATTCAAGCGACTGGATCACAAGGCGGACAAATAAATGTGGGAAACCCTCATCACCGTAGCTAGTGGCGGCCTTGGCGGCCTGCTGCGCCTAGCCCCGGAGATCCTGAAAGGTCTCGACCGCAAGAACGAGCGTGCGCACGAATTGGCGATGATGGAAATTGAAATCCGCATTGCCGAGAAGCGGATGGAGCATGAGATGCGCAGGGTGGATGCCGCCATGACGATTGCCGAAATGGACGCAATCTCTGCTGCGGTGAAAGAGCAGGGCCAGACAGCACGCGCCGCCGGCAAGTTCGTGGCTGCTGTATCCGCCTTGGTGCGCCCGGTTGTAACGTACTGGTTCGTCATAATGTACTCGCTGGTGAAAGTTGTCGGCATGACGATGGCAGTACAAGCAGGTGGTGACTGGAAGGAAGTGTTGGTCAGCAGCTGGACGGCGGATGACATGGCGATGCTGGTCATGGTCTTGTCGTTCTGGTTTGTAGGACGGGTATACGACAGGCAGCGACAAGCGTGAAAAAAGCCCTGTCCACCGTCGTTGCTCTGTGCAAGCACTTTGAGGGGCTGCACCTCAACCCCTATTTTTGTCCGGCTGGCGTCCCAACAATCGGTTACGGCACAGTTTGGAAGCCCGACGGCACGAAAGTCACGATGGAAGACGCGCCTATTACAGCAACTGTCGCTGAGTTATGGCTGATTCAGCAGCTGCAGCGAGAATGCCTGCCAGCCGCCGTGAGGATGACGCCGGGCCTTGTCGGCAACGAGGAAGCCTTGGGAGCAATAGCTGATTTCATCTACAACCTCGGGGCCAGCCGGTACAAGAACAGCACCCTGCGGCGTAGGCTCAATGCCCGTGAGTGGGACGAAGCGCAGCACGAGATCAGGCGCTGGGTGCGAGCAAATGGCAGGGTATTGCGGGGACTGGTGCGGCGCCGAGAGGCTGAGGCCGAATTACTCCCTTCGTAAGCTGTGCCATAATAAGGCCAAGTTCCACAGGATTATGCGTCATGGCTTACTTCAGACTGAACCTCAAACCGGGGATCGACAAGCAGAACACCGAATACGGTGCCGAGGGCGGCTGGACGGACTGCGACAACATCCGCTTCCGGTACGGCTTGCCTGAGAAAATTGGCGGCTGGCAGGGGTACGCAGGCGTCGATACCTACCTGATTGGCCTGCCCAGCGAGGTGTTTACGTGGACCAGTCTGGCTGGCGTGCCTTATATCATTGTCGGTACGACCCGGAAGCTGTATGTCTCCACGGGCGGCAACTGGTACGATATTACCCCGCTGCGCGATACGACCACGGCCGGCGCCGTGACGTTCACCGCGACTGACGGATCCACCTCCATTCAAGTCAACGACACTTCCCACGGAGCTGGAGTCGGGGACTTTGTGACGTTCAGCGGCGCTGCGTCTTTGGGCGGCAACATCACCGCGGCCATCTTGAACTCGCAGTGGGAAGTCACCTCTGTCGTCAACGCCAATGCCTACACCATCACTTCCCCTGTGGCGGCAAATGCCAGTGACAGCGGCACCGGCGGCGCTTCCGTGGTGGCCGCCTATCAGATTGCCGTGGGCTCGGACGTCAGCTACTTTGACTACGGCTGGGGCACTGGCACATGGGGCCAGAGCACGTGGGGCACGCCCCGCTCTCCGGGCACTACGCAGGCCCTGTATTCTCGCGTCTGGCAGTTCGACAACTACGGCGAGGACGTGGTCTGCCAGTTGGTGGACGGACCGACCTATTACTGGGATCTCAGTGCAGGGGTCTCGGCCCGCGCTACGGTGCTCTCCGGCGCCCCGACCAAGAGCACCTACGCCCTGATCTCCACCCCTGACCGACACTTGGTCTGCTTTGGCACCGAGGCCACCATTGGCACGCCCTCGACGCAGGATCCGATGTTCGTGCGGTTCTCCAATCAGGAGGACATCACCAGCTTTGTCGAGAGCGCGACGAACACGGCCGGCGGTCAACGGCTCACGGACGGCAATGAGATCGTGACGGCAGTGCGCTCTCGTGGCCAGATTCTGATCTGGACGGACACCGCGTTGCACGGGCAGCAGTACGTTGGCCCTCCCTACACCTTTGGATTCCAGCAGCTGGGCGCCAACTGTGGCTGCCTTGGCCCGCACGCAGCGGTGGACGTCAACGGCGTGGCGTTCTGGATGGGCACCGAGGCCTTCTATGTGTTTGACGGTACGGTAAAGAAGCTGGCCTGCACGGTGCAGGACTATGTGTTCAAGGACTTGAATCAGGTCCAGAAGACCAAGGTGCACGTCGGCCTGAACAGCCAGTTCAACGAGGTCACGTGGTGGTACTGTTCGTTCACCAACGACTACATCGACCGCTGCGTGACGTTCAACTACCTTGAGAACGTCTGGTCCATTGGCACCATGGCACGCACGGCGTGGGTGGACCTGAGTGCACTTCCGAAGCCGCTGGCCACGAAGTATTATCCGGACGGCACGCAGACTACGCCCAACACCATTTATGGCCTGACCGAGGGCCGGGCGATTGTGTATCAGCAGGAGACAGGCACCGACGACAACGGCGTCTCCATGCCCAACCACATCGCCTCGGGATACTTCGACATCGGCGATGGCGACAACATGCTGTACATGAAGCGGTTCATCCCTGACTTCAAGAATCAGGTGGGCGACCTTACGGTGCGGTTGTTGCTGCGGCCTTATCCGCAGGCCTCTGCCAGCCCCAGCTCCTTGGACCCGTACGTCATCACGCCGACCACGGACAAGGTGGACACGCGGGCACGTGGGCGGCAGATCTCACTGCGCATTGAGAATGACGAGCTGTCGTCTTTCTGGCGCTTTGGCACCCTGCGTGTGGACATTCAGCCGGACGGCCTGCGATGAGCAAGATCACCAACGTCCGTCTGCCGAACGCGGCTGCCGGGCAGTACAGCCCGGAGCAGTTCAACCAGCTGGTGCGCTCGCTCGAGCAGGTAATTCTGCAGCTCAACGCCACCTACACACCTACTGTGACGCAGGACACGGCGGGGGCAATGAGCTGGTTTGGCGGCGGGGCGTCGGCCGGCGGCGGTTTTGCCGGCGGCATTCGCGGGTTTCAGCTGTCCAATGGCATGACCCAGCCCCACGCCATGCTGATCTCCGATCAGGATCAGGCCAATGCCAGCATCACCGGGGAGAACCTGCTGACCTACAACACGGTGGCCTTGACCAACGGC